GTGAGGCATAAATTAGTCTTATTAGTTCGTCCCGTTTTACTGTTTTTATTACTCATATTTTTTATTTATTACCTTTCATTTTTATTATATTAACCGACATTCTATACAAAGTCAACTTAAATCTTAATCTTTCTTTAGAAACATTTCATTTAAACTCTTAGCCACCATATTAATATTTTTAGTATTAATAAAAGAAGCATCCTTACCATACATCCGTTTAAAATTATCAGAAAATTGATTATTATTCAATAGTCGCATTCCATAAGAATTATCATCGATGAAATAACTCAATACTTTATAACCTTTATCTTTGATTTTACTAACCTGTTTCTTGGTATGTTTAATTGCAATTTCACCAGAATAACATACTGTCATTTCATTACTATTAAAATTCATATACGGTTCACCGTCACTGAAATTAAGAAAATAACAATCTTTATCTTGCATACTTTCTTTAAAACAATTAAGTGTAGCCTCATATGCCAGCCCTTCAGGAGTGGTTCCTGTAGCAGCCAGATAAGGAAACAGATTTACAATTTTATTAAATTTATCCTTGGTGCTATCATAAGCGATTATAACATAAGGAATATGACCACTTTTTACAGATGAAATAGTTGTCCTGAAACTCACGGTGACATTAATATTTTCTACCATACTACAGGCTTTACATATGGCAACGACCGTGGAAATAGCATTATGCCATTTATTTCCACTCATACTACTACTAGCATCCACGCTAATATGAATGAATGATTGATTATATTTATCGCATTGATTATTATAAAATACTCGGTCATTGTCAAATCCTAGTTCAGCAATGGTTCTCTTATCAATCTTACCACTGCTTTTTCTCATAAACTTTGTAATATTTGTTTCATTACGAAGCAAAAGTTTAGTTCCTAGTTTATTGCCCATAATAATTCCATTATTAATAGATTTAATCATCTCATCACTAGGGTTTTTACCATACATTTTAGTAGTCATAGGAAATTCTTCACTGAGAATTAATTCTTTCGTGAGATTCCTGACCACCACACAATCAATACCGGTAAATTTTCCATTAGAATTTTCAATTAAATCTTTACCAACCTTTTCAAGAGTCATTCCACTTTTCTCAATGGAATCCAATAAAATATTTTGATCTACCGTCACAACCTTTTTCTTCAGTTCGCCATTCAAAAATTGCTTTTGTTTATTTAATGCCTTTTCAATTTTTTTTAATTTAGCCTCAGAAATTTTTGATGTATCACCTTTATCACTTTTAATTGATTCTTCATTGGAAATAACAGAATTGATAATGGGTTCAACTTCTTCTCCGCCAAGGATGTCATTTATATTATTTTTTTCAAGTTTAGTTTCTTTATTATCAGACTCAGACTCAGCATCATCATCCGATCCACTATCATCTCCAGATGAAGAGATTTCAGAAGAATCACTTTTATCAGATGGAGTAGGAATACTCGGAAGTTTTTGTTGAGTTCCTACATTGGTAAATATAACTTTAGACACTTCAAATGCCAATTCAAATCGGTCAGATGGTTTATTCAATCGACTGATGTTGGTTAAATCAATCATTTGAGCGATTGTTTTCAATTCAGGCAAAGCGGATAGATCCGTATTAATGTTCATGAAATTACAAATTCTAGCAGTATAAGCATCAATACTAGGAGTCCTATACATATCAGATTGCAACATTTCATCGATCTTGGAATTATTAAAATATTTATTATACATTGCGATATAATAACCCCTATAGCCAGGAGCATTCTTATACACAAATGCATCAATATATCTATCTTCAATGATGTTCCAAATGAATTTCACGGTAGAAATAACCGTGTCTTTACCAATATTCTTGGGATCCGTAATTTCATAAATCTCTCTGGGGATTTTACCCCAAAGAGTTTTTAACATATTGAAATCCGAAAGCAAAATATGACTTCCTTCATGAAGTGCCAATCCTACCGCAGGGTCAAATTTTTCTTTATCCGAAATATCTGCTCCTAAATAAACATTTGTCCCATCCGTCAAATTAGCGTTCTTATTATTAAAATAAACAGGAACTCGTTTATTCGTGAGAATGTGAACGAAATTGCTAATAGCTCTACGAGCACTGGCCAATCGGATCATTTCAAGATCAACGGCATCTCGCGTTGATTCTTCAAATCCATCATTGAATTCTTCAATTTCATCCAACCAGTAATCACTATATGACAAGTTCTTAGTTTTCATAATTTTAAAATATAATTAGATATTAAAACGGAGCGTTATTTACATTCCGCAGAGGATCATTAATAATTGTATCTTCTTCTGTATTTGGAATATATTTCTGCACCAATTGTTTAACATAGATTCGTTCACTATCTGCTCCGCCTTCCGAAGCGAAATTAGGATAAATAGCATTTTCAGCAATCTCAAGTAGTCCAAATCCATCAATAAGAAGCTCGGTCATCTCAACAACGCTTCGTGTGGAAAGAAAATTCGTCAATTTACCATCTTCCATCTTGATCTGTTCACGGGTATGACCTGCGATTTCAACAATGCTATTAAGAGTTTTCTTAATTTGTTCATCAACAATATTAAATCGACTGACCATCAAAGCATATTCCTCAGCTTGATCCAATGGATTCATCTCAATCTTGACAGGAAAACGATCCAGCAAAGCACGATCCATGATACGAGTAGCGGTATACCCCGCTCCAATATTAGCAGTAGCAATAAAAGTTACGCCTTCTGCCACCTTGACAAGTTCACTATCCTGCTTTTCATCCAATCGAAGATATCTTTGAATAGGATCAAGGACCGTCATTAGAATATTAACGGCATCATGATGTGCTCGGCTAATTTCATCCAAGAGAATAATAGCCTGTGGAGTTTTCAATGCCTTTACAAATGTGGATTCATTAAACAATGTACCCGTTTCCTTGTTAAAATGCGTATTACCAATCAAAGCACTTCGAGCATCTTGGGTAGATCCCAAATTAAAATAAAAGAAATTATTAGGTTTACCAACAATATCTGCCACGGTTTGGGCAGCAAGTGTCTTTGCACAACCAGTAGGACCTACCATCAATACATTCTTTCCACGAACTACACTACGAACCAAATACTTCCACTTGGTATCACTGATCACCAATGTTTGAGGTTTGAGTGAATGACACTTTTCCAAAAAGTCTTTAATGTTTTCCGTTGTTTTTAGATTCATTGTTTTAGTATTTTTCATATATTATGGTTACAATATACACTAGTTGTATATAAAGTCAATAGGAAAAATAAAAAAAGACCAAATTTTTTAGATTTGGTCTTTGTTATTGAATATCAATGATTTACAATTATTTTTTAAACTTTGTGGTCTTTTTTGGTTTAATCGTAATATCTTTATTTTTTTGTTTTGGGTATGTATATGGTGCTTTTGTGCCTTTTAATGGATTTTCATTCTGTCTTTTGAATTTCGTTGCATCTTTATATGGGTTATTGACAGGCAAATCTGTTTTTTCTTTTACCATTGGTTCATTATAGTTTTTTTCGTCATTTTTTGTGTCATTTACTTCTTTTTTAACGAATTTATGATGTGTGGGATTTTCTGTTTTACTTTCTTTTTCTTTATTATTTTCCGCTACTTTATTGAATTCTTTTTTTACATAATTAAGATCTTTGGTCTTTAACATCTCATTTACAAATTCTTTCATTGCTTCAGTGCTTAAATTTAATTTCTTGGTTCTATCCGTTCTATCTTTATAATATAGAACATGAAATACATCAATACTTTGTGGAGAAATTCTAAAAAAATGTGGAATTCCACAATCAATTGTAATATTCTTACTATCATCATACATCACCGTAGCATCTTTGAATTTAGATTTCACCGATTTCTCCAATGCTTCTACAATTTCAGCCAATCCCTCTTCATCTTTATATTTAATTTCTTCTAAAGACTCTGCTATTAAACTCTTAATCTTAGATTTTAATGATTTATGTGAAGAATGTTGTTCTTCCATATCAACTTCTCTCACGCATTCACTTATCAAATTTTTAAAATCAATTTTATTCATATGTATAAATATAATTCAAAATAACAAATATATCGATTATTTTATTTTAATATTACCACTATATCCATTACCCCTGTGTTTTGTAGCATAACATTCAACATTATATATGACCCCATCTTTATTAACCATTCTGTATGTAGATTGACTACTACGATCTTCTTTAACGGCAGATTCCCATTCTGCGACAATTCTTTCTCTATCATCTTCATGAATAAAATTTCTCCATCCATTTCCTAATACTTCCGTACTATCTCTTTTTAAAAGTTCTAAATATGCATCGTTGGCCCATGTACACATACCATGTTCATCACTTTCAAAAATAGGTATTTGTTGTTTATCTAATATCCATTTCTGTCTATCTCCGATTATTTGTATAATTTTTTCATTATTCACGGTGCTTTGTTCAATCCTATTGATTTTATCCTTTAATGATGTACCATGATTAGGAGTCACTTCGTCAAATATAACCTTTATTCTTTCACTGAGCTGTTTTCTATCATTTATTTCATTTTTAAACGATTTATATAATTTATAAAAAACCTTAAAACCACTACCTATTAATGATATTAAGGAAATTATTATATCAATGGGGCTATGTAAAATATTGATTATACTTGGTAAATTCATACTAATATAAATATTCTATAAAAAGATAAAAACCTAATAAAATATTAAATTTTATTAGGTTTTCAATGTTAATTGTATAAATATACAATTATCGTACGGGACAAGCGCCGCCTTCACATTCAATTCCTTGAATGATATCACCACCGCCAATTTTAATATCTTTTAATGTTTTCACCTTACTCTTGGCTTTTTCATATGTTTCCTTATCAATTTCTTGATATGGAGCTTGTTTAAATCCATGTTTCTGATGTAACAAGAAACTCACACTCTTGATACTATTCTTATAATTTGTCTTTAACCAATTTTTCAATGACTCTAATTCATCTTCTTTATAATAAGCAGTCACACTAACCGCATTATCACTCCAAATTTCTTGTAGACGTTTTACCATATCCAATTGTTTAAGTACATCCATATCTTGTGTTAACACAGCTCCTTTAGGTGTTTCGCACGGGAAATATACTACAATCGTATCCCTATTTTCAGTGCCATCAAAGTTTAAAAGATATTCTGTATGATATCCTAGATCTTTACAGATTTGTACCAATTTATCGCCACTAGACATTCTGACAGTTCGGAGATAATATTGACTATAAGCGGGATGCACTCCGGGAGTAGCACCTCCCAATAAACTTAACGTGTTATGACTTACAATTCCGTTTTCAAGTTGATAACAATGAGTATCTTCAACTTCGCAATCTACTGTAAAGTTTTCACATATTTCTTTTTTTATTAATTTCATAATTTATTTTTTCTTTTTCTATAAGTTGATTTTTATTCCAATCGTTTTCCCAAATTATTAACGTGTCATACCCTTCTTTTTTAAAGAAATGTATTCGGTCTGCATCAGATTGTCGTATTTCTTTTGCGGATTTCTTTATGACTTCGTGAAAAAAATTATCATCATATTTTTTGGAGCAATGCCAGTAGTCACCAAAACATTCCACAATTAATTTTAAATCTTTAATTAAAATATCCGGTATTACTATTGATTGTTTTAATGAGTTATCAGCTAAAAAACAATAACAATTTTCGTGTCTATTAATATATCCATTATAAATAGTTTTTATATATTCTTCAACTTCTTTTTGAAATTTTGAACAAGGTTCTATAAATCCGCCTAAAAACCTTTTTTTCTTAGCATCTTCATATTTTTCAATTCCTTTTATACTACCATATCTGTTAATATAAAAATTTTTGTCATGACGTTGATAATTTGACAAATCTAATTTGGCTTTTTCTAAAACATTATTATTTTTCAACATCCAGTAATCTAAACTTCTTTTAGAAGATAATTTTGCTTTATTAATTCTATTATTCCATCGTTTTTCTCCATCCTCTTCTCCATATTTTTCTTTTAAGGTTTCTAATGTAATTTTAGAATTGTTTGCGTGTTTTTTTCTAATATTAGAAATTTCTTCATCGGTTTTTCCATTTAGTTTTAAAGATTTAATGGATATTGATAATTTAGAGTTTTTCTCTTCATATCTTCTTTTACCTTCAATTTCCCCGTATTTATCAATATATCCACCTAATGTTTTGGATTTAGTTAAGTTTTTTTTCCACATCTCATATTTATCGGTTCCGATTTTTATTCCATATTTTTTAATAAAAGAATTTAGATTACAAGCAGAAAGTTTTTTTCGTTCTTCCCACATCTGTTGACCTATTTCTTCTCCGTATTTATTAATCCAAGATTGTTTTACGCTTGCCATATTAAATAAATATAGTTCACAACTGAAAAACCTTCATTTTTTTTCGGTTTTATTGTAAAAGGTTTTATCCAATTCATCGGTTTCGGTCAAATCGGAAGCTTGTTTCCATTCACCAGATTTTAATAAAAATTTATGATTTGGAGTGCATTCTATAATATATCCATCATCAAATGTTAATTTGATGGTTTGTTCATATCCATTGATAAAAAGTTTAGTAATATTTTTATATTCATTGTTTTTATCTAAAACTTTAATGGGGATATTTTTATCAATATCATACCAATTTCTATATTCATTTATTTTTTCGTTTATATCAATATTTTGTAATTTAAATATTTCTTCAAACGATAAAATTCCTCTATTTGTTTTAATTTTTGTCGAGGGAACAACACACCCACTTGGTTTTATAGTTGTAAGTTTAATACTTTCTGGCCATCCGCGTTCCTTACTCCATTGTTTATCAAACTTTCTTAAGGCAACATAACATTCATCTAACCATTCAATTTTATCCAATGATTGACAAATACCAGTCACCCCCATACCCAATCTCATATTCTTATGAACAATCTTATTGGTTTCTTCATGGATAAAAGGAAGAGCGGCAATAGCCTTTTGTGCTTTATAAAGCAATTGAGCACATTCGTTTAATTCTTCTTTAGATGTAATGTTGTTAAGATACAATTCACATAAATTGCAACATTCGTAATTACTAAGACTGATTTCTGCACAAGGATTCGTCATTTCACAGTTATCATGTGATGTTGGATACATTTTATTATCTTTAATAGGACCGTCTTTTAATCTTCCATATTTTTCTGATAATGGAAGATTGAAAAATCCATATGGTTCCCCTTTAGCATATCCCGTATCTTTATCAATTGTATATCCATTGTCCCATACTTCATCCATGATATGATCAAAACTATCTGCATATAATGTGTTGTTACTCATAGCTCTCCAATTAGGAACTTCACCTGAACTCCAGTTTTTAGCTCGGATATATAGAATATCATCAGGATCTCCAAGGGCTATCTCTGCGCTTCTACGAACATTCCCTGCTACTACAATACTTCCAATAATATTACAAATATCTAATACATCAATGCTACGAAGTTTCTTTCCTTCTCTTGATTGAAATATAGCCGTGATTTTTTCTATACCGCTTACTAAGATATTGGGACCACTGGCCTTACCTCCAAATCCATGAATAGCTTCACCTGCTCCTCTTACCAATATAGTAGAATAGCTAAATGATTTTCCATTAACATAAAACGCATTTAATAAGTTTTCAAGCAATTTAACCCATCCTTCTCTACTATCGGGAACAATGAAATCAGCATCTTTGGTTGCTTGGTGATTAATTTTAACGCCAACTTTAATCTTAGGCAATTCATGAACGTCTTCTCTACGAATACTATATCCTACGCCTCCACCCAACATTAAATTCTCAAAAAGAAACAAAAATGCCTTGGGTTCACGCATGGCAACTGCCCAACAATTCAATAAACTATTTGCTCCCCAACGCTTTACAGTGGGAGTGCCCAATTGCCACAACATTCTACCTGCAAAGTTACATTTTAAATTAAATACATGATCATACAAGGTTTGTGCTTCTTCCTTTGTATATCCCGCGCCAATTTCTTGAGCACCGTTTACACATCGTTGAACGGTTTCAAACCATTCTTCTGTATTGCCATCGTTTTTTAATCGTGCATAAGTTCGTTTATAAACAATATACCCAAGTCCATTGAATCCCCAGTTAGGTTGTTTGTTTTTATATTTATCTGTGAACTCATCGGTTATAATTTTAATATTTTCGTTACTCATAAATTTTATATCTGTCTAGGTGAAAAATAATTATAGTCAAAGACAGATTAAAAATATTTTTATTAATACTTTTATAAATTATTTTTTTAAATAATCTATCGGTCTTTGACTATATAGGGATCAATCGTTATCATCCTCATCGGACATATGACTTTTCCATTTACTATTCAACATTTTCTTTACAACATTTTCTTCTTGACTCATTTCATTTAGCACTGCGATGCCTTCCCTACTATTTTCACCAAATATTTGAATATCCCCACAACTTGCATTCATTCTAGTTGGAAAGGTCATGCCGTCTGCACCAAAACGATTCTTAATAATATGAATTCGTGCGGTATGATTAACTTTATCAGCGGTCTTTCTAGATAAACTCATTACAAAATCCGCCGTCATAATCTTCCTATAACTATCTGCCGCATGTGATGCAGTTACAATATCTTCTTCAGTAGCCGCACGATTAGCTTGACTTGCACTCCAAATTGGAATTTGCAATTCACCTGCTACTGCCCGTAGTTCTTCATAAATACCACCCGCTTCACTATAACTATTACTATTTTTATCGGATTGAGATGGTCGTAGGATATCAGCATAATCAACAATAATCATGTCAATTTTATTACCTAACATCTGAATGCGTTCGGCATGAAGTTTGATGGTATTGGCTGAGATAGTCTTAATGGGATAATATTTTACAAAGAGTTTACCGCCACCCTTTTCTTTGATTTCATCTAACTTTTGTTTAACAATATCAACATTCTTCCTAATATTTTGGAAATCTATGCCTGTATAACAACTATCGTATCTCAGTCCAACATAGTTTTCATTCAATTCCAAAGTGATGTGTAACACATTCTTACCTTGTTTAACACCTTCTGCTCCCATCTTAGCCAATAACCAACTTTTGCCAATACCAGCAGGTGCAACAATAATACCTAATTCACCCTTAGCTAATCCACCATCCATGATACTATCAATCTCTATCCAATTAGTCTTAACAGCATCTCGACACATTACACTCATGCGTTTTTCAATTTCATTGAAATAATCATGACCTACATTTCTCTCCATGCCTGCTTTAAGGGCTTCGTCAAAAGATCGTTTAATTCTTTCATAATTACCGATCTTCATGTATTCAACGCTTTCAATCAATGCATTCTTAATCTTTTGATTCTTACAGAATTCAAGGAATTGCTCCTTAACAAAATTTAAATCAGTATCAGATATCTTTTGATATACCAATTTAAGTTGTTCAATGACAGACTTCTTCAATAATTCACTTTGAATAGTATCAATTCTAACTTTAAACACAGTTAATGTAGGCAGATCTTTATTTTCTGTAAAATAAGTTACTGTCTCTTTTGCTATCCATTGATGTGCATCACTTTCAAATGATGTTGGATCAATGATGTCACTAAGCCTCTCAATAAAAGTTCGGTCACTCAATAGACCTGATATGCACTTGCATTGAAAATCCATTCCATATTTTTTTAGATTGTCGATAATTTTTTCACTCATAATTTTGTTACGAATAGAAGAGTATACTATAAAAAAACGAAAGGGAAGTTTTTTTAAAATCTTTTAAATATCATTTTGTATAATTGTTCAACTTACTAAACACTTCATTGAGCCATATACCGCTATTCTCAAGATTGTTACGCATTTTATCTTCACTTAGGAGTAATAAAAATTTCATTTTATTCAATTTATTAGAAGGTTTGTCTAGCACTTCATTGATTCGTAACTGACTGAAACTCTGTATCTCAGTATCATTCAATTGCATCAATACATAATTTCTTTCAATTATATCTTTATTAGCTAAGATAGTATCATATAACTTCAATTTACCCTTGTTACTATCACTATAATTAAATATTTCCTGTAGTGTATATCTTTTATTATCGTTGAAGATGGGAAAACATTTCATTATCGTCTTTAATCCTGCTCCTCTAATACCATCGATATTATCACTATCATCACCTTCTAATATCCTATAATTAATGAAATTTTGACAACTAATTCCATATTCACCATGTATTTCTGCACATCCATAGAGTTTCTTTTTACTGGGACTCCATACTTTCACTCTATCATTAACCAATTGTAGAAAATCTTTGTCGCAACTAGCAATATATACATTTTTATCTTTATAATATTCATTTGCCATATAAGCAATAACATCATCGGCTTCCACATTGTCAATTGCTATAGTTGTTACGGGAAGATTATCTAAGTATGCAACGGTTCTCAATATTTGTTTTTGAAGACTATCTCCTTCTAATTCAGATCCGCTCAATTCTTCATAACTTCTATTGAGTCGTATCTTAGTGTTTCTACCATTTTTATATTGGGGATATATCTTTCTACGCTTTAAACTACCACCTTTACCATCAATAACAATAACTACTTTGGATGGAGTTAATAGTTTAATAGCCGCACCAATTGTTTTTAAAAATCCAGCGATACCACCGACATGAATACCATTGTCATTCATTGTAGGTATAGCCATGAAAGATCTTATAAATAAATTATAAAAATCTACTAATAAAACATCCGATTCAGCGGATTTTTGAATTCCGCTGAATCGTTGTTCTTTGTTCATATTCTCAAATAATGAGAATAATCTACTTTTTTCTGAGTCTGGCAATAGGTCAGGCATTTTCAGTGTTAATTCCTGCGTCTTCTTCGGATGTTTCTACCGTCGCATCTTCCACAATAACACTATTAGGATCTTTATATTTCATGATAACCTTATCACAGATCTTATTATACAATTCATCTTTCAATTGAATATTATTTTGCATTTGAATAACAAAATCTTTAGATTGGAATTGTATTTCTTCACCCGCATCCGTTGTATATTTATAATATGCACCGGCTTGTTTAATAAGATTGCTTTCTTTCAAGATCTTTAACCAACTTGAATAATCAGCGATACCACTATCATAATAAATATCAAATTGCGCATCCCTATTGGGAGGACCCATACGATTCTTTACTACAATAGCTTTACACCCATTGCCAATAACTACATCGCCTTTTTTAAGTTTACCCATATTATTGAGTCGAACACGAACACTGGTATGATATGCGATAGCCTTACCACCACTAATTACCCACTTATCACCGAATGCCATCGCATTGATGTTCTGACGCAATTGGTTAGTAAAGACAATCAATACCTTTTGTCGTCCAATCATCGTCGTAATCTTTCTCATTGCTTTACTGATGATAATCGACTTATCCGTAGCATATCCTGTCTTGCCATGTTCACTTTCTTGTTCAGTCTTGGTAGAAGCTGCCGCCACGCTATCAACAATAATAGTTACGAGACAATCCGTATCATTCTTACGAATATAAGCTATTGCCGATTCGATTGTTCCGAAGATATCCTCCACCGTTTCTCTTTGAATATATAGAAGATTCTTTAGATCAACTCCAAGACTCTTCCAAAATTCAGGAGCTGCGCTATTCTCCGTATCAATCATGATCGCTTTACCACCTTTCTTCTGGGTATTTGCAATAATATGAGCGGATAATAGTGATTTACCAGTTCCTTCCAATCCAGAGAATTCAACCATTTTAGATACAGGCAATCCTCCATTTGGTCTATTACTAATAGCCAAATCCAATAGAGAAGAACCCGTGCTAATCCAATCAGGAATATCAGCGGGGTTTTCTTGTTCATCTAAGAAAAATGCAACTTTACCACCTTCTTTATTTTTCTTATTCAGTTCATCTGCAAGAGAAGACAACAGATCATCTCTCTTCGTTTCAATGTTGGATTCAACATGAACCGATTTGGTTTTTTTAATTTCTTTTGCCATAATATAACTTTTATAAATTAGAAAAGGGAGTGGCAATTGTTTAAATCACCACTCCCATTATTAGACTACGATTAGGTATTGAACAAGTTGTTAAACTGGGATTCAATATCCGTATTTGAACTTGGTGCTTTCGATATACTCGTCACCTTTTGTTCCGCTTTAGGTGTAGGAATATCATTAAGCGATTCTACACTAACAGAACTAGATGCCGATTGATCACCATCTTCGGGGTTCAGCCAAGCATTCATAATATTCTTCAATTCCTCATAGGACTTCTCCTCATACAATTCAAGAATATTAGTTTGTCGGGCAAGTGATGCTACCAATTCCTTATTTGAAGGATCGACTGCGGGAGTAGCATTTGGCTTAACACGAATGCTAGTTTCTGGATAATTCTTGCCAGTTTCAGCAGCTTCTTTGAACTCTACGACGATATCACGTCCATTAGTGAGATCAGTAATATCACCATAATCTGGATCATCGATAATACTGAGAATGTTCTCGTATACCTGTTTACCAAATCCCCAGAACTTAACACCTTCTCCTTCTTCTCCACGAACAATGACAGGAGCATATGTACGCATCTTGGGTTCCATCTTGCGACCTGTCTTCCAATCTTCCTTATCGCCGGTTTTCTTCAATCGATTACTAAATTCCACAATAGGATCGGGACGACCAAATGTATCGGGACTAAGATAAGTCTTTTCGTTAATTCCATAATGAAACTTCAATTCCATAAAGGGATTTTCCGGTGAAAACTTATAAGGAACAATTCTAACAACCTGTTTGCCAGGCTTAGGTTTCCAAAAAAGGTTTTTGTTAGTGCCAGTGTTGCTCAACGAATTGAGCCTTGATTTAATTTTGCTTAAGTCTAATGCCATAATTTTTTATTAGTTTAATTTGTTTAATTTTTAATGATTTTGAATATAGTCACTCAACTATATCCGTTCATAAATATTAACAATGAAGACTATAACGCAAAAAAAGAGAGAGGTCAATTATTTATACAAGAGATATTAATTATATTATATCGAGCAGATATATGTTTATAATCTTAACACTTATATCACTTGTTAATAATAAGCAGTTTCTATAAAGTTCCCAATCTAACTTAAAGTTCTTATCCATTTCACCACCATTTTCATCGGCAATTAATCGATTCATAGCATTTAAAGTATATAAAGTATCCGTTTCTTTTTTCCTATGAATACTAAGCGTCGATGGTATTTTATTGAAATTGATTGCAGAATCTACATTGTAAGTTATATACAAATCTTTTTTATTTTTAATATTTTCAAATATAAAAAATTTTACATTTATCGGGGAATATAAAGCACTTATGATTTTTAAATCATTTTTATATGAAACGACATTACTAAAGGTGCATAACAGGTGTCTGTTTTTCATGGTATTATTAAAATCTGTCCACTATTTTCGCAATACCATTTTTTACCTGCATATTTGCCTTCATAATTATACCAAATCCCATTCTTCTCGTAAAAATTACAATTTTTAGCTTCTTTTAAAGTGAATGATATTTTTTCTGATATATTAGGATAATTCTTACTGATGTCAACTGATGCAGGAGCATCGGACAACATCATTTGAATTGCTTTGGCATCTTCAGCTTTTTCTTCAGGTGTTCTTGTATCTAAGTCAGGAGAATCGTCGGAATCTGTTGGAACGGGAGCTTCCGTTGGTTCTACAGGAGGTTGTTCTGTAGCTTGTGGTTGTTCTTCAGGCGTTGATTTGGGAGCAACTTGTTGTGGTTGAACAGGTGCGGTTTGGAATACGTTAGCTTGACCTTTTTTAGGATTTTCTTCAAAATGAGTTCCTCTTGTTATTGCTCTTTGTTTATATTCGGGTGTAGGAAATGTAACTAATAGACCGTTTGCGTTATATGCTTGTCGTTCGGGGTATTTACCTTCCACCATTTTATTTCGTAGAATTAAGCTATCTTCTTGTGTTACCCCATTTTTAATTAAATATTCTTGGAAGATATCCATATGAGAGTTATCTTCCATGAAAAAGATACCTTCGGTTATTCTATCATCTAAACAAATTTTGTTTAACAATCTTTCTATTACTTCTTTCATATCAGTTTAATTTGCGGTCTATTAGTCATATTTATAGAATTAAATTCATAATTAGGATCAAGTTCGAATTTAGTACTTTTGCCAGGCGAACTGATTAGTATCAATAATTTAATATTACCAGAATATACATTTTTAATTTCAATTGTGCTTTTATTTTTGAATGACTCCCAATCTGGATATATCTTTAAAAAAGAATCAATCAATTTACTCATATCTTCGCTGAATGATACTAATTCCTCGGTATCTTGTTCATCTGTTGTTTTTTCTAATGTCGTTATTTGTTTTCCAGATGAGGCCGCTTTTTTGAGATCATCAAATGGAATTTTAAAATATACATTATCTCCTATATCGTTTGCTTTGAAAACGAAATTTTTTCCTGTTTTATAATCTGCGGAGATTCGATTATAATCTTGTTCTTTTGTAAGATATGCCTTTAATGTTTTTAAAAATTCATAAAACTTCTGCATTTTCTCTGGCACCCATGAATTTATAGAACCTGCCTGTGGATCTATTGATCGAGGTCTGTATGAAATTATTTTATCTAAAACGGATTTAAGTTCCTTAATTTTTTCGCCTCCTTTATATTCTTTATCACTCAAAAGATTTTGCATACCATATAAAGTATAGTTGAAATTTTTTATAGATTGCAGATCCATTACACTACCAAATCTAATAGCAGATGATCTAGCAGTTATTCTTTTTATTTCATAATTTATGCCATTGAACTTAATATCACCTTTTTCTTTTTTGGCATCTATTTTAGTAGATGTCGATAAAAGAAGATATAAAGCAAATTCGCCTTGACCGATTTCATTTGCTATAAATTCAGAACTATTAACTAATTCAGAATTTTCAGGTCTTTCCAAGAAACTTATCGCGGATTGCATTGTTTGCGGTAACTCTCTAAATTCCTTTACTTTTTGTAATAAATAATCAAATGTTGGTTGTGATGGATTTTTATTAAAGAAATTATTATATCTTTGTTTTACATATTCCCCATATGATTCAGTTGAAGGAGTGACGGGGACGATGGGAGGTTCTAATTCACTGGTTATATTATCAGCTTCATCTAATTTATTTTTCAAATACTTAGAATATCCGTTTTCTCTTAAAAAAGATTCAAAATTACATAAATCTTTTTCTTTTTTCAAATCAAAAAATACCCCACCGTCATCTCGGTATTGAAAATATTCTTTTAATATAGTATCTATTGTAATCATTTGTATAATAATAAATATACAAAAGATTAATTAAATTATCAAATATTAACGGATATCATCTGATCGTAATTATTACCGATATAACACTTCACTGGAAATCCACTACTATTCATAATCTTCTTTATATCATTTAAAGTAGCTTTACCATCATCTTTATGTACATCAAATAACAAACTATCATAGGTATATAATATCACCTTTGTTTGTTTATTATTTAAATACATATTAATATCTGACAATATACTCATACCAAACTCCGTTTCACTAGCTTGAAGTATATAATTAAATAACTTATTAGGATTAGGATCAGATATATGTTTATTAGTAATTCTGCGCTTATAAATAGGAGTTTCTACATATCCAAATTCATTGAAATAACTCCATCTATGACTAATATAATCACTCATCTTTTTAAAATATGGAATATCTAACAACTCTTTGGGAATATTACCATACATACACTGAAATGTAAGATTTTTGGACGCTTTCAACTCATCATCGGTCAATTCATCTTTACCAGAATAATACTTGCCCAAATATCTATAAGCTTCATTGGGTAATGGATAATTAATTAATTTAGCTACAATGTGTGGATGATATGCACTGAAATCTACCAAATACAACATACCATTATCACCATATCTTGATATAAATGATTTTCTACTATCATCTTCCTTATTTAATGCAGCGTAGTTCACCCCACCAAATCTATTACTAGGTCTACCAGTAGCAGTATATATGTTGTATTCCGTATATACTTTATTATCAATAGGTTCTACAGATTTATCCCCGAACTTACTTAAAAATAAATCGTTATCAACATATAATCCATTAGATTCTATCTTTTGAAGATTTTCAATGATATGAGTATTAATATTAACATAACTATCATCTTCCTTGAAGTCAATTACGCAATCTTCATAGTCATCACAAATTAAATCAAATACTTCACTATGAACGGATAAAGGTATAATATCATTAATATTCTTCAAGGTTCTATATTTATTATAATAGAAGTTATAACCACTGACAGAATGAGGTAATTCATCGGATTTACCTTCCTTTATAAAGTCATTTAACCGCAAGTCTTTTAAATTTAAAATCGGCAGAATATGCGTAAATGACTTCTTATCAATAACAAATTTAGAACAATTTAAATCATTTAAATCATTAATTAATCGTTCTTCGGATACTTTAAACTCTTCATCATAATGATTGATGTTAATTATATAATTTTGATTATTATTTACATTCCGAACAATTAAGGCAATAGGTCTTGATATTACACTATGAACGAGATCACTATCTTTGATAATATGAAAGATACATCGACCACTACTATTATCATTTAAAAATTTATCGTATTTATTTTCTGTATTTACAATCATTCTACCATAACTTATACTATAAAAATTAGAATGTCAATTATTATAAGTTACTCCCATCAGTATATTTTATTTTAATCTTTTCATAATCTCGCAATGGTCGTATACCCGCTTTAATTCTCGTTTCCCAATTGCTATTTGATACGGTATGAGTCACATCAACTATTTGAAATATAACATCTTTATCACTATATGGACGAGGGAAGTTCTTGAAACTTATACATTGAAATGTCCTAAATCCAGATATACCCTGTAATGTGAATTCCAATGTAAAATTAGGTTGTTGACCTCCATACACATTACTGTTATTTACATAATCACTATCATTTAAAATTGCCGCTAATAACGATTTGTCTGGTAATGTTAAATTAACTACATTTAATTTATCATTAGATGATCCTGGAATTCTAAAACTCATTGTGAACGTTTTTTGGTTAGGACCCGAGGTTTGAAGTTGTTTTATTGTATCCGAATTACTTATAGAATATTTATTGGATTTAATTTTATCCGTCTTCAATCTATCTCCAAATACAAAATTTAAAGGTTGAGAGGTTGAGTTTTCACCAATTCCTTGATTATTTGAGGAAGCTGCTATTGCCTGATTAGCTTGTATATTCGATACAGTAGAAGTAAACGTTAAATTTTTAACGATGTTATTGCCACTGGCTAAATCAAATTGATATACACCAAGGTCTTCGTTAAGGCTCGATAAAGATATAAACTTTTGATCAATTATTTGTAAGTTTTTATTGTCCTCAACTATTTTTAAATCCCAAAATCCATTAACGGAATCGTTTAATCCATTTAATAATTTATCATAAAACTCGCCGGTACTCTTACATTGTTTAGCGGTATCTATTATAAAATCCGCACTTATAAATAGATCTTCCAGATATCCATAATGTCCCTTTTTAGCCCCCGTGATAGAATCATCTTGATCATATTGAGGAAATGAATTATTTCCCGGATCTATAGGGTCTGGAAACGATGCAACGATTGGTGAAGTTGATTGATATTGTTGTATAGGTATAGGGTTATATACGCCGAAGCTAGGGTTATATACGCCGACGCTGGAATTTGTCCTGCCTATCAAAGAAGTTGAAGTTGAAGTTGAAGTTGAAGCAGTTCTAGGATAGTATAAAAATCTATTCAATATTCTGTCAAGATCATCTCTAACAGCGCCTTCTCTTCCCGACAAATCAATTGTTCTGAAGGTTTCTGTTAATGATATATCAGAAGCAGTTGAATTAGAAGACTTAGTTTTAAATGCATGTGAATAAATTTTGGCATTTTCATTTAAATATTGAGTGTCATATTTATCATTTACTCTTTCCTTACCTACACGCAACCTTTCCTTTCCAGATGCATCCGTAAATTTTTCCGTATTTTTATAAAATCCGCCGTTATTATATTTAGGCGCTTTCGCATTTGGTATTAAACATATATCGCCATTTGTAGATATTAAATTTGGATGTGCGCCTATTATGTTTCCACTGGTGTTTATTTTATAAAATTGGAATATATTTCCCGTGCTATCTTTTATGCCACTTGATCGTGTGAAAAAAAAGTTAAATACTTCCATCAAAAAACCCATTGTTACCCAAACTTTTTCACTTTCTTTATAATCCCAATCATCTTCTTCCTGCTTAGAAATCCAACTATCTTTACCAATATCGGAGTTGGAAGTAGTGTCTATATTAGACTCTCTGCCAAAAAATACTCTATTTTCAGCATATCCATTATAAAATTCATTTTTCAGATTTACATTTTTAAATAAAGACTTTTCCGTATCGTCTAAATTATCAAAGAAATTTAGATTATTTTTTAAACAAGTTTTTATTTTTTTCAACCTCTTTTCTAGAAATTGAGGAAACGTCATGGTTTGAGTAGTGGTTTTTGATTTAGTATTACCGCCTTTTCCATCGGAACTTTCTTGTGTACTTGAATTATTCAAAGATACTCCACTAAAGTTTCTATGTTTAGATCCTATCGTGGTTGTACATTCCCATTTAATTCCATCCGTTGTGTTAAATTCAAAATTAGTTATTAATCCAAAAGTAACATCATACATACCTCGTGATAATCTAATATTACTATCATATAACGGAGTTCCGTCATTCCAAAGTTCTATTAAAGAAAGTTGATCTGTCGATGATATCACTTGGCTTGCAGAGGTTACAGTATATACATATGGTTGCTCTTTTCCCTTAGAATCTAATACGGAGTATTTCTTAGCATATTGTTTTCCAAGTCTTAAATCCAATAAAGAATCTTGGTTAAAGTGATTCCACCCAAATTCAACAATCATACTAATTCCCGGAGTAAGGAAATACGGAGTCATATATTCTAATTGAGAAAATCCGTAACAATGCCATTTAATAGTCACATTTCGTATTAATTCTTTTTGAATTGTGGCTTCTATTGATTGTATACCAGGCGCGGGTAAAAATGGTTGAACGGTTCTATTATCACCGCCTACATTTATTTTATAATCTATTCCACTGCCTTCGGTCGGAACATAATGAGGATTTCCATAAGCATCGTATCCCATTATAGTTTTATTATCGGCTATACCAAAACTATCTTTAAATCCCCGTCCACCATAAAGTATAAATCCCCCGTCCGCTTCTACCGAGGTTTTTCCTATAATAGGTTTTAAAAATGCGCTTTGGCCATTACCATTGCTACAAACTCTAACCCAAGGAGTCATTGGACCTTTATATTGATTCCATTCGCCCGTATCATTCCATGATTCAGCGGTGTTGCTTTTAGCGTAATGTATTCCAAAATCATTCTTCCGCCGAGTTAGTTCTTTTATTAACCATTTCGGGATAGGTCTGGGAACCCACGGTCTATTATCTAATGGTGCTATTTCTGCCATAACTTATTAATTTGATAGTTTTAAATTATTTAATACCGATGTCGCATTTCTAGGTATTCTTAATTGAATTCCACTCGGCACACTTAATCTTCCTTTACCTAAATTATTCGATTGTGCTATGATCCACCATAACGAAGGATCTTGATAATATGTATAAGCCAATTGATCTAAATACATTGCATCATTGGTTATTATATAAATATCATCTTGAGCAAACGGAATAGGAGTCATCAACAAAGTGCTATATATTCGCTTCCCATCCCACCGAGTATCGGTTTTAGTATAATTATATCTGTTCATATATTATTTAAATGTTCCTTCGGCGACTTCAACATTTCTATTATATAAATTATTAGAGAATGAATTATCAGCAGAACTTCCTAAATTTGAATTTTGATTAATATCCAAATAATAATCTCCATAGTTGGAACCGCCTGTATGTGGCAATTCTTTTTCGATTAAATTCATTTGAATAGATATCTCACATTCGTTTGGAAACTGAGCGTATTTATTTTTAGAATCTTTCCACTGTATTCTATCGTTCAAATAACTCCAATCTTTATTTGCGGAACTATCCTCCGATAATGTTTGCCAACTTGCATTTTCCGGTATGGTTATTCCTATTTGTGTAATCACCGCTGGTTGATTTTTATACATATCTCCAATAGTAAATTGTATTAAAGGAGGTATTATAAATCGTGAATAAACGGTTCCTTTAGTATAATTAGCAGGTTTCGTTAATCCAGCCAAATAATTAATTCTTTTCCATGTAGGAAGTAATTCTTTTATGGATGTAATCACAACGGAAAAATTAAATCCCAATGTTCTTCCAAATCCACCATATGAATATAGTTTATCAGCGCGATTTATATATTTAATATCCGACCATTCCGCTGATAAGCTTTCCTGTAATCCTTTTACAGTAGCCCTAAACGGAATATACTTATCATTTACCAAATCATGAAAGTAAAATGCAATAATATCATCATCATATGGATAATACCCTGATCCATTTTCAAATTTATTTTTATCTAAAATTTCCAATAAATTTATATTATCAGTTTTATTGGTATCCAATCCTTTACGAT